TTTCGATGCGCGAGTACATGGAGGTCAGCTTTCTGACGCTCATGTCCGGCGAAGAAGTCCACGTAGAAGAGAAGGTAATGTTTGGAGGCAACTTGTTCACGCTGCATGCCTGCGTGTCACAGGTGAAACCAGGCCAAAAGGTATCAGAACTGAGGAAAATTCAATGACGCAGGAAAAACTATCACCCGAAAACACACTGAACGAGTTCTTCGAGTTCTTCGATCGCGGAGAAGGCGCTGTACAGGTCGTGCCGATCACGATCAAGCAGCAGCAGGACGACACCCGACTCGCCATTCTCGTCCGGGGAGAACACGACACGGCTTCTGTGATCTTCGCCGAGCTCATGACGCGCATCGACGAGTTGTTCGACATGCAGGCACAGGTGGAGGCGTCGCGTGAGCAAGAGACTAGCCGAATCGTTACTTAAGCTGACGCCCAAAGAAAGGATATTTGTCGAGAGCCGGCTTGCCGGTCTCTCCCAAGTGGCGTCGGCGTCGGCCGCTGGGTACGCGCACCCGAAAACGCGCGGGAGCGAACTGGAGAAGAAAGAGCATATCCAGAAGGCGCTCATGCAGGCGATGAACGAAGTCGCCGAAGAGGTCGGTTTCACGCGCAAAGAAGCGCATGATATGCTGATGAATGCCTACATGAACGCGGCAACGGCAGCAGAACAGATTGCAGCGGTCAAGGAAATGATTTCGTTGCACGGAATCGCCGCTCCGAAGCAGGTAGAGCACAAACACGAGCACACAGGGACTGTGTCGCTCGAAAGAATGGAAACTTCTGAGCTCTTGAAGCTCGCTGACATGGAAGATCTCGTCCTTGAGGGCGAGTTCGAAGTCGTAAATGACAAAAAACTCTTGCCCGAAGTGTAGCCCAGAGGCTACATGTGACGATTGCGCCGCCGCCGAGGGCGAGGCGCTGTTGCGTGCCACGCAACAGAAGAAAGCGGCCAAAAAGAAGGCGAAAATCGCTAAAAAGCGGTCGAAGGCGCAGAAAAAAGCCGCGCCAAAGGCCAACAAGACCAAAGAATTGACGCGCCAGCAGCAGGTTCACCAAGAACTGGCCAAGCGCGAGCTCGCGAAGCGGAACTTGCTCGCCTTCGTGAAGAGGTATGAGCATGAATACCACGCAGGTTGGGTCCACAAGGTCATCGCCAGCGAGTTGATGCACTTTTCCGAGCAAGTTGCGCGCGGAGAGGCGCCCAGACTGATGATCACCATGCCGCCGCGACACGGGAAGTCGATGTTGGCCTCTCAGTACTGGCCGGCATGGCATTTGGGCAATTATCCCAACCACGAATTCATTAACACGTCGTACGCGCAGTCGCTGCAGATGGATTTCTCGAGGAAGATCCAGGAATTGGTGAAATCCGAGGATTACCACCATCTGTTCGGCAATCTGGGCGTAACCAAGAAGAACGAAGCAGTCGAACGATGGAGTTTATATGACTACGACAAAGAGAAACGAACGGGTGGAGGAATCCTCGCAGCCGGTGTTGGCGGACCTATTACTGGACGCGGCGCACATATCTTTCTTATCGACGATCCAGTCAAAAACCGAGACGAAGCTGAATCGGCTACCATACGCGAAACTGCTAAATCGTGGTACAGCTCAACCGCTTACACACGGCTCGCACCGGGTGCAGGTATCGTTGTCATCCAGACACGATGGCATGACGATGATCTTGCCGGACATCTGCTTAGTGAAATGCGGGAAGCCGAGAAAGAAATGCTCGCGTCCGAGGACGGAGAGTGGCCGGAAGACGCCGATCGCTGGCGGACTGTCGACTTTCCGGCTATGGCTGTGGATGATGAGAAGTACCGCGCGCGTGGCGATGCGCTCCATCCTGAACGCTACGATCTCAAGGCCCTCCGGAAAATCAAACGCACGCTTGCTCCGCGAGATTGGGCGGCACTCTACCAGCAGAACCCACAGGTAGAGGAGGGCGCGTACTTCCAGAAGAAATACTTCAAATTCTTCAAGAAGAAGCCCCAGTACCTCGATATCTACTGCGCTGGTGACCTCGCGATCTCGAAGAAAGAGCATGCGGACTACACGGTCTTCTACGTTGTCGGTAAAGACCAAGACGGGAACCTGTACTTCCTCGACGAGTACCGGGGTCGCTGGGACGCAAACGAAATAGTCGAAAAGATCTTCGAGATCCACCGTCTGTGGAAACCACGCAAGTTCGGCTTGGAAAAAGGACAGATTTCGCTTACACTAGACGGGTTCATCCAGCGCAGGAAGCGCGAGGAGGAGTTGTATGACCTCCATATTGAAGAACTGCCGCCAGGCAAGCAAGACAAGGAATTACGTGCGAGGACTATTCAGGGCTTGATGTCTCTCGGACAAGTTTGGTGGCCAGAAGGAGCCCTGTGGGTCGATGAAGCTATGAACGAGCTTCTTCGTTTCCCGGCCGGTGTAAAAGACGACCGCGTGGACGCCGCTGCGTGGATAGGCAAGATGGTTGCGGATATTTCTTACGTTGGTGAAGGGCGCACGAAGCCCGAAAAGCGAACGAAGTCATGGCGCAAAAAACTTGCCGGGTATGTCGGAGCCTCTGGCAAAGACAGTAAAAAACCACACATGGCGGCGTAAAATATGGCAAAGCAAAATCCTTTCGGCGGCGACGTAGAAGAAGATGTCCTCGCGTCATCTGTTCTAACACCAGCTGAACTCGATCTCGTAGATAACCAGTGGCAAGCGTATACGCGCGCCCGGGACGCGGGACACCTTGAATGGGTCGAAGAGGCCCGGTCCTTCGACAACTACTATTACGGCGACCAGTGGGAGGACGAGACGAAGCAGACTCTCGACGCCCAAGGCCGGCCGTACTACTCCGTCAATCTCGTACTGTCGACTGTCAACGCCGTGATCGGCGAGTACATCAAATCGCGACAGGACATCAGCTTCGTGCCGATGGGCAAGGGAGCGAATCAGGAAGCCGCGAGCTCGCTCCGCTTCTTGTTCAAGCAGATCGCGATCAACAACAAGTCCGAGCAGAAAGAGAAGATGGTCTTCGAGGACGGACTGATCCAGGATCGCGGATATTTCTATTACTACCTCGACTTCAGCGACAATGCCGAAGGCGAGATCCGAGAAGAAGTTCTCGACCCGACCGACGTCATTCTCGACGCCGGCGCAAGCGAATACGACCCGGCCTCATGGAGTGAAGTCTTCATCAGCCGCTGGATGACGCCAGACATGATCGGCGCCCTGTACGGCCCTGAGTTCCGCGACGAAGTCGAACTGGCAGCTGCCAACGGCACATTCGGTCACGACTCGATCGAATGGGAAGCACCGACCTTCGGCGGCGACCACCAAGTCGCAGATCAGTTCCTGCAGCCGGATACCGACGAAGTGAAGCGCGTGAAGCGCATTCGCATCATCGAGCGCCAGTACCGCAAACTCACCAGAACCGCTTTCTTCGTCGATCCACCGACCGGCGACATGCGCCGCGTGCCAGAGGGATGGGAGAAGGACCGCATCAAGGCGTTTGCCGAGCAGAACGACCTGACGCTCATGTGGAAGCCAGAGCGCCGCATCCGTATCACGATCACCGCTGACAAGACGATCCTGCACGACGGGTGGAGCATGTTCAGCCGGATCTCCGTCGTTCCGTTCTTCCCGTACTTTCGTCGCGGCCGGCCTTTCGGTCTGGTTCGCAACTTGGTCGACCCACAGGACATGCTCAACAAGGTCACGTCGCAGGAACTGCACGTCGTCAACACGACTGCAAACTCCGGCTGGATCTTCCAAACTGGGTCACTGATTAACATGGATCGTGATGACTTGACGACTCAGGGATCGAAGACAGGTCTCGTGCTCGAAGTCGCTCAGGGAGCCGAAATGCCCCAGAAGATCCAACCGAACCAGATCCCGAGTGGACTGGCAGAGATCGGATCCAAGGCCGGTACGTTCTTCCGCGAGATCTCAGGCGTCAACGAGGCCCAGCTGGGTATCCAGCGATCGGACTCGTCGAAGGCGCTCGATGCTCGCCGGCAGGGCGGCATGATCCAGCAGGAGATCATCTTTGATAACCTCGCACTGACTCGTGAGCTCCGCGCTGAGCTCATGCTCGAAATGGTGCAGAACTACTACACCGAGACGAGGCTCATACAGGTCTTCAAAAAGAACGAGGATGGCGACGAGGAACAGCAGGAACTGGAGATCAACCAGCCTGTCATGGTGCTTGACCCGGAGACTCAGGAAGCCGTGGAGCAGATCAGAAATGATCTGACGCTCGGCGAGTACTCGGTCGTGATCGGTACAATTCCCAGACGGGAGACGTACGACGAGGGGCTGTTTGACCAGTTGATTTCGATGCGCGAAATGGGCGTTCAGATCCCAGATCACGTCCTGATCGAGAATTCGCAGCTGCCGGACAAGGCGGACGTTGTCGAGGTCGTGAAGCAGATCCAGGGCCTCGCTGCACCGTCGCCGGAAGAGATTCAGCGCCAGCAGCAGCTGTCCGAGCTCGAAATGCGCCTCTTGGCCGCACAGGTCATGAACGAGGAAGCACAGGCGATCGAGCGCAAAGCCAGCGCCATGAAGCTGCAGGCACAGGCTCAGTCCGAGGCACAGGCGCCGGAGATCAAGAAGCTCGAAATCGGCACCAACGCTCGTGTCGAGATGGAAAAGACGGGCGCGACCATGCAGTCGAACCGAGAAGATTTGCAGACAAGAATTCGCATTGCAGCCGGAAAAGAGGATACAATGAAGACAATTTCAGCAAACGAGTCCATGACTCAGAGGAACGTCGCCGGCATGAACCGGATGGCTGGCCTCCAGAAGTCGCTAATGGATTTGCGCTCGAAAGCGGAAGACCGCAAGGCCGCGCAGAATGAGAAAACTGCGAAAGACAGCGATAAGAGTTCGCCCAAGAAGGCGTAAAACGGAGTACCTACAATGAGTGGAAGAAAAGACGATCCGGACCTCGCTCCGGATGCAGCGCTTGCCAAGACGATCGAAGATCCCGAAGCGCACAGGCTGGAACAACTGGCCTACTACGGCGGTGAAGACGACGACATCGACTCCTACGATCCCACAGGAGAAGACGATGGCTCGGTCATCGACCCAAACGCAGCCCCGGCGGAATCATCCGACGACGATGATACCCAGTCTGGGGATGAAGATACCCAATCTGAGGATGATGATGATGCAGAAGATACTGCAGATGATGCCGACGATTCCGACGATTCAGACGACGATGATTCATCTGATGACGGAGACGAGGACGCTGCCGAAGAGGATGAAGACGACGATGGCGACGTCGAGGAGGATGAAGAACCAGCGGATAAGGCTCCGAAGGGCATCCCAAAACACCGATTCGACGAAGTAAACGAGCGTCGTAAAGCCGCCGAGGAAGAGAATGCGCGCCTGAAAGCGCAGCTCGAAGCCGGCAAGCCACCCGAAGATCAGGACGAGCCGTACGACATTCGTGCGAACGAGAAGGAGTACATGGACCTTCTGCTCGACGGTGATACGGAAGGCGCACTCGCCAAGCGCGAGGAGATCGACGCGGCCAAGGAAGCCAAGTGGCGTGCCGAGGCCAAGACTGAGACGAAGTCCGAGCTCAGCGACGACGCGGCCACGACCGAACTCCTAGCTCTCTCGAAAGAAGCTGAGCAGATGTTCGACGTCTTCAACCCAGATCACGCCGACTACAACCAGGAAATGCTCAACAAGGTCATGATCTTCATGAATGGCTACGAGGCGAGCGGCGAAGTGTCGCGCGCAGATGCCTTTGTAATGGGGCTGGCCGATGTGGTCGAAATGTACGACCTGATGCCGCCGGAGGAAGGCGAGGACAAGGGTGATCCCGAGCCGAAGCCAACCGGCAAGAAGAAGGTCGACAAGAAGAAGGCCAAGCTGAAAGAGAGGGCTCACCAGCCTGCCGGCCTTGAAGGTCAGGGCTCCGCCGACGTTGGCGCTGCCGTTCCGGATATCGATAACATGACCGATGAAGAGATCGATGCTCTCCCCGAGAAGACCCTCGCGAGGATGCGCGGCGATTTCGTGTAAGTAGAAGATAATTACGCGCCTGTGTTGACAAATAGGTCAACACAGGCGCATAATTCAATCTCGTCCTGCGCCCGGGACGTAAAATAAGCGTGCGGAGTCGACCTCCTAAAAAGCGGAACAACGTCGCCCGACGGTAAAGCAGGGAAAACCGCACAATGATGTGCACTTTGTTTTTGTTTCGTTTTTAATTTTTTGGAGAGTCAATAATGACTGTTACAAACTTTATTGCGCTGACATCTGAGCAGAAGACCGTATGGTCCCGCC